GGGCCAGAAAACGTAGTTTGAGCCATTTTTTCCTCACATGCGAGTAATGTTTGGGTGTTCTGTCTGCATGTCGTCAGCCGGGACTGTCAGAAACACCGGAAACCCCGGAATAATTCCAATATACACTAAAAGAAAAGGGGGCACAAGACCCCCTTTTCCATCTTCATCAGGTCGAACCTGAAGAACCCCACATACCGAGGGGATCAGACCAACCGAAGCTATAACGCTCACGAGCCTTATAACGGACGTTGCCGGTATCAAAATCGCCGTCCATGCTGTTTTGCAGCGGGGTGCGGACGAAATGCTTCATACCGTTGGGAACGTCAGTGGTCAGGAACCATGCGTTGCTGTCGGTCAAGAAGTGGTTCACGGTATATCCCTCGGGGATAGAGCCGTTGTTCTTCAGCGCGTTGATGTCGTTGTCAGCAGTACCGACGCGGAGTTCGGTATCCAACAGACGAGTAGCAACGAACATCAGAGCAGGAGGAACCACCAGCTTACGGGGCTTGGCAGCAATCAGCAAACCACGCTCGTCAGTCCAAGCAGCGATCTGAATAACGGCGGCTTCCAGAGAAGTCTCGTTCAGGTCAACTTGGGTTGCGGGGGTGTTTGCGTTAACGCCACCAGACACCAGCGGGTGCGAAGCGGAGAACAGCGCAACGCCGTCACCACCAGCATAAGAACCGCTAAAACCGTTGTTCAGAACGGCAGCAGCCTTAACCTGCTTGGTGTAAGCCATAGCACGAGCCAGCGACTTGGTGTAACGAGCAGACAGGCTGTCGTACAGGTTGTCTTCGATTGCCTCTTCGGTAATCGAGAAACCCAAGGCGATGGTTTCGTGGTTATAGCGAGTAGTCCAAGCTTCTTGTGCATTGTCATAAGCAATGGCACTGCCCTCGTTCTTCACCGGAGCGGCGGAGAAGCCAGACAGCTTGGTTTCCTCTTCAAAACTACGCTCCGAAGTCTCGGATTCGTAGATTTCCTTGTGCTCTTCGCCGTAACGGGCGTACTCAAGACCGAACAGAGCGTTCAATCCGGGGAGCAATTCCTTGAGCAGTTGTGCGCGACTAATTGCCATGATTTACTCCTTAGACGCCTGTGGTGTTGTTATAAGTATGGGTGTTGATCTTGACGACCATCTCCACATACGCATCGCTGCCGGTAGCAGTTGCAGGCACAACGTCCACAATACGAATGGGTAGCGTATTGGTGGTAGCGGTAGTGTCGTCAATAGCTTGAGCAGAATCGCCGGTGTTTGCATTGCCAGCGTTCAGAATCACCGAAGTGTTCTGACCAACAGCAGTGCGACCCAAGGGGGCGATAGTCGTGCCAGAAGACACAACAGCCACTTGGAACAGGGCGCGGGGATCATCAACCACATAGGCAACAGCGTTGGTCACACCAGACGCCGGAGCGTACTGGGCTTGAACGGTTTGACCCGATGAGTTGGTGTACTGAACACCCACACAAACACCAAGAGTTTGGGCAGCGGAGGTGCCGCTGGCAATAACGGCGCATTTGCCGCTTGACAGCAGTTCGACGAGATCGCCGGTATACATAGCGCCGGAGTCAATCGGCACTAGGCGAGTAGAACCCGAATACGGAGTGCCACCAATACTATTGATGGGACGAAATCCATATGGGGCGCTAACGGTGGGATAAGCCATGTTAAGCTCCAATAAAATTAAGAACCAGAACCGAAAGTGACCTTGGATTTTTTCTCTGCGAACAGAGGCATCCTAGGATCATTTTCACGAAGGAAATTGTTGTCTACTGATTCCACCTGAGCACGGTTTTGGTTTTCGTAGTATTTCATACGTTGTTCCAAAAACTCTTCGGGAATACGGCAAAGCAACAGTCCGCCCACTTCGATGTTTCCCTTGAAACGACCTTCTGTGGAAGCGTGCAACATAAGTTCGGGATAATCCTCTGCTTTGCAGGGTTCATATCCTTCACGCAACTTACTAGAGATATTACCGGCATCAGCTACACCAAGCGTGGATAAGCGAACCCAACGATGCTTCCAGCCCGGACGGTTGTCAGGCGAAGGCAAAGTCTCAGGCGGACGCCACGCCGTTGGGCGATACTCCGTCTGACGGTTTTCTGTTTCACGCGGTGCACGATTTTGGCGTGCTGTGTTTTGCTGTTCCATTATTCACCTCTTTTCAGTTGAGCAACCTGTTTGGCGTAAAGGTCTAAAGGGACCCCAAGGCGCTTGGCTATCGCGGCTTCGGATGCCTTCAACCGAATACGGTTAGGCGGGGTACTACGGGAAGCCGGAGCTACTACCGTAGATATTTTTGATGCACGGCGCGGAGGTTCATCCTCGTCTGCCGGTTCGGCCCTTTGTCTTGGAGGAGGGTCGTCATCCTCATGGCTCTGAGCATCGAAATGCTCAGGAAATCTTTTGCGCATCGTTTTATCGATGGTGCGGAAATACTCTTCAGTACCCACATAATCTGGACCATACTCGCGTTGTAGTTTCTTGTCAATACCCATCGCAGCCATAGTCATTTCTTCGTCCTGACCCCACCAATCACTGTTGGAATCAAGCCATTTCTGCGTCCGGGGACTGAGTTTTGACGGTTCGGGTTTGGCTGGAGTAAATTCCCTATCATCCACCTCAATCGGGCGCATGTTCTCGGTTTTGTCCATAGCCAGCGTGGCTTTGGTTATTTCCGCCTGAGCGTCCGCCACAGCGTCAGCATCGCCGCTTTCATAAGCCTCTTTGTATTTCTGCTTGGCTGCTTTAAACGCAGCTTCTGCGGCTACCTTTGAGGTCTCAATATATGCTTGGCTACCGGTTGCAAGCTGTTTTTGGAGCTTTCTATTCTCCTCTAAAACCTGCCTTGCATAGTTTTCCGCTGCTTCCCGCTCCCGCAGAGCTTCTTCCTTAGCCCTACGTTCGTCATGGTAGCCACGGGTAAATTTCTTGATCCGGGCTTGAACTTTGTCGTCATAGGACGCCAATTCCTCATCGGTCGGGTCTTCCGGTGGGGGAGCAGTTTTGCGCCCTCGATCCGGTTCAGGAGTATCGTCCTCTATTTCGACCTCAACCTTTGCCTCAATTTCAGGCTCCACTTCGTCCGGGAATTTGTATTCTTCCCCTTTTACTTGCTCTTGCATGATTTACTCCTTATGCAGCGCGGGTTATTCCACGCGGGTCTTCCACAACCGCTTCAACAGAATCATCATTGATAATCCTGAATTCACGACCATGAATCTTCAGGCGGGTGCCTGAATTGGGGCGGACGATGACAAAATCACCCTCCTTGCACGACGGTCCATTTGGGAACCGGGTTTTGTCCTTATAACAATCAGGTCCAAGCTTTACAACGAATAGAACAGGAGTGAGTACTTCCTCATAATACATGGTTTTATCCGACTTAACCAACCCAATTTCGCTGTCGGCATACTCTTCCATAGCTTCTGGCACTACCGCAAGAATATGAAAGGTAGATGGGTCTGGCAGTTGTTTTGCCTTATCAACGGTGGTTTTGTTCAAAATACCGGATAAATCAACCGCTTTTAGGTCAAACTCAGTCGTCATCATTGGTCATCCTTTGCACGAGGTCGTTAATAACAGAATCTGCAAGGTTTAAACCCCGGATTACCCCGCAGACCTTTTTGTACTCATCAAATGTTTCGGCTCGGCTTTCCGCAATAAATGCGGTCTGCTCCTGCCTTATCTTTTCTATTTCCTGTTGCACGAGCGCCAAGGCTCGGATTTCATTGTTCATCAAGCTCCTTTAGACGGTTTGTTATCGGGCTTTTGTTGTGCCGCCCGTTGAGCACGCTGCATCGCCATTTGAGCGCGGTGTTTAGCCGCGTCAATACCAATGCGTACACCTTCAGCTTCCATTTGTTTGTTTAGTTTGTCTTTTGCTGCGGCAGATGTGGCTGCTACCTGCATAGCTGCAATCTCTTTCTGCGCCGCGATACGGGCTTCCTCCACCCGGATTTGGTCTGCCTTTGCCGCCGCCTCGATTTGCTGTTTCTGGGCTTTAAGCTGCAAGTCCTGCTGTTTCAGCTGAAGCTCCTGCATCTGCATCTGCACCACCGGGTCTTGCATCTGCTGCTGTGCCGCCTGTTGCTGGGCTTGTTGCTGGTCCCTTTGGAGGATTTGCTGGGACGCCTGAGCAGCCAATACCGCAATCTGGTCTGCAATCTGAGGTGGGATTTTCTGGCGCTCGTCGCTGTTTTTGTCCTCCATTGGGGGCAAAGACATACCCATAGCTTGCTCAATCTCTATCCTGTACTGGAACGCCACATGCTCGTTTATATGAGCCATTGCTGAGGCAAAAATAGCCTGAGCCTGCGGGTTTTGCTGCATCATTGCCTGAATCCGGGGATTCTGGATGGCAGACATATGTACCTGAATATGAGCTTGGTGGTTTTGCTCAAGGAAAGCTTTGACAGGCTTCATGGTCAAGAGATTCTGGTTCTCCTGTATCGGGTCGATGGGGGTTGCATCGTCCTCAACCGGCACCAATTTGGCTGCGTTTTTAACCCCAAGGACCTCAATCATCTGCCTATGGAGCAGTGGCAGGTCATACAACTGCGGGGCTGATTGGGCTAACTGTAGGACTGCCTGATAGGTGACAATCTTTTGAGCCATCGTGGCGGCGTTTGGATCGCTCACCGGGATGACATCAATCATGTCGTAGTCTGACTTCTTGGCTCTGCGCGGGCCATCTGCTGGCTCATACGCATATTCCTCTGGGGTGTAGTCAGCAATAATGACTTTAAGCAGTTTAAACTCCTGCTTCATGGCGTAATGCAGCCTTGACTGGACCGCCGTCATTACCTTCAGAGTACGCTCCAGAAGAGCCAAAGTTGTCCCTACTGGGGCTTGGCTGCTCATATCGGAGACATTCATATCCCCGCTAGATGCAAATGCCCGACCTTCCTGAACAATATTCTGGAACAGAGCGTAAAGAACCTGACTTGGCTCTTTGTAGGGTAGGGGCAGGATATTGTCCCTAATAGAACCGCTAGGTACGTCTACGTCTCGGAACTCTCCGGGCTGAATTGGCGTGTCATCACCTTTAACGCGAAGGCCCCGTGATTTAAGACCGCCGGGGAGATTAGATAGAGTTCCCGCATCGACCAATTGACGTACAAGCATGGTCGCCGATTTAGCGTATCCACCGATGAGGTGGATGAGTCCATACCCGTAGAACCCGAACCCCGGGATGTATTGGTAGTGCACGAAGTGCTGCCGCTTGAGGTGGAGTTTGTCCTCTTCATACCAATTCCTCCTAATTGCCAAAATCTTGCTGGTACCCTTTTCAACGGTAACCACATACGGCAAGGCAATCCCGGTAGGTTTACCTTTCTTGTTCTTATGCTCAAACCCTTTGAGGTCAAGCAGAACATGCATCTCAAGGATGCGGTAGCGGTCGTCCTGAATCGCAGAAAGCCCCATCTCCTCAGCCTTCTGCTTCTCAATATCATCTAATTGATAGGTCGGATCGCCTAGCTGCACATCCCTGTAAAAGCCTGCGTCTATCAGCTTGGTGACCTCATTCTCGGTCTTACGCATCACATGTGTAACACGCTCGGCACCCTCCAGATTAGAGGCTCCGTAGGGCACCACAATATCTTCTGCGGGGATAAACACGGCAACCTGCCTGCCAAGGCTTGGGTCGTAATAAACCTTTTTAAACGCGCTGCCAGCCAGCGGTAAGTTCCACAGCAGCTTTTCATGTTCCGGGCGGTACTCAACCATCACCTCGGTAAGCTGGTAGTTCATGTCGTCCTTGACACGGGCGGCAGCTTCCTGAATCTCATTGTTTTCCAAGCCAACAATATTGGTTTTAACTGGTCCCTGCGCCGGGAATGTCTCAGTAATCGCCTCAGACTGGAACCTAACGACAGACTCGGTTAGCATGGGGTGGAATACCCCGCAGGCACCCTGCCACGGCTCAGTCCTCTCCTCATACTTCAAACCAAGCAGTTTTAGACCGTCTACATAGGTTTGAATCCAATCCTTGCGGTCGTTAATATCTTTCTCAAAATCACTGACCAGATCAGACCCAAGCAGGGTAAGCTCGTTCTCATCCATGTAGTCGGCAAGGTTTGCGTCAAAATCTTCAGCCGTTTCCGGTTCGGGGCTAAGCTGAATCTCTAGACCGTCAATCCCGATACTCACTGCGTCGGGATTCTCGATCTCAATTTCCATGTCAGGAGCCATCATTACCTCCTCTTCAATCCCAAGAGGAGCTTGATATAAACCTTTGTCGATTGCCATGATATTTCCTTAAACTGTATAAAACCGCGCTTTACGGTAACCCTTGAAATAAACCGGTTCTTCAGGCTCGTCAGAATCTA